ATGGTAAATAATATTAAAAAATTCAATTTATACATTATATCTTTATCGCTACTATTTGTTTTTATGATAGTAGCAACGGCTAGTACTCCATGCGGAAATTTTGATTTTAAAAACTTAGATAGTTGGTTTGATTTTATAAAGATAAATTTTTTAAGCTTTATTTGTTTTTGTATGTTGATTTATAGTTATTATTCATATAAAAATTTTCAAGATAGTTTAAAAGGAGCAACGCAAATTCCTTTTGAAATCAGAAAAATAGAAAGCATAAACTATGAACATTTAACTTTTTTAACAACATATGTTGTGCCTTTGATAAGCTTCGATTTTAATAAAACAAGGCAAATAGTTATATTATTTTTATTGCTTATAGCAATTGGTGCTATTTATATAAAAACGGATCTTTTCTATGCAAATCCATCTCTTGCACTTCTTGGTTTTCAAATTTATAAAGCAGATGGAAATTTTAAAAATGGAGATAGAATCGGTATTATTTTGATTAGTAGAGAAAAACTAACTCCTGGACAGAAAGTTTCATATATAAAACTAGATAATAGAATTTACTATGTAAAAGGAAATAATTTATGAATATTCAAGACCTAAGAGAAGAGCTTCAATATTTTTATTATAATCAAAATAGTATTGGGATATCTATCTATGCTCTTTTAAATACTACAATCAATAACAATCTATTCAAAATCAATATAGAAGATGAAGCTGTAAAAAGCTATTTAAAACATATTAAAATAACTAAAATTTTACCCCTCAAACTCTATGTCTATTTCATACCCACTCGTGCTAAGCTTATGGCTTACTTCTTTTATGCTAAACTCATTTGCTTCTAGCCCCGCTATGCCGCTAAATTTAATCTTGCCGCCTGCTAGGATATTTTTCCCTTCGCAGCTACATCTGCCATTTATTCCGCCGCGTTGTAACTCGTTAAGTTTAGCTTCTGCTTGTTTAAAGGCCTCATTGTCACTCTTTGGCTGAGCTATCTGCATCTTATATACCTGTTCCCCACTTCCCACCTTAATGCTTTTTACCTTACCAGCTTCAATATCTTGCCACTCTACTATTACGGCTGTATAAGAGTTTCTATTAGCTTCAGTGATCTCTAGCGAGTAAAGATCAGTTAAATTTAGTGTAAAAGTAGGTAGGCTTTCATTTTTTGGAGTATTGCTCGTCTGCGTTTCATCTCCTTTGGCGTCTTTTGCTGTTATGATTATGGTATTATTTTTAACAGCCATTAAAAAGCCAAATTTGACGCATAGATCATATAAAAACTCTATGTCGCTTACATTATCCTGGATAACAGAAGCTATATTTTGGTCGCTACCACTTGTTTTTAAAGATAGTGCATTAATACCAGCTATCTTTTTAGCTATCCCAAAAAGCGTTGTATTTTCCCAGCTCACACGTCTTTTCTCTTTTGCAGGGCTTGCAAAATTTACAGCAGTTGCTCTAACCTCTGTTGTGTTTGCTTTGTAGTCTGCGCTAGTTGTTTGCACGCTAAAAGAGCCACAAAGATAAAGATCATCTCCATATCCGAGCCATAGTTTTAAGCTATCTCCAAATACTGGCTTTGCATATATGCCAAATAGGGTAAAACTGATTTCATCACTTTCATTGCCCTCTTTATCGGTAAAGCTTAGACTTATTAGGTTTTGTCTGATGGTGTTTGTTATGTCTTTGCCGTTTGCTTCGAGTTTAAAATTCGGGTGTTTTACCATAATTTGGCCTGTTCTTTGGTTTTCTCTTTGATTTCGGGCAGAAACGCCTTGTCGCCGGCTTTAAGCGTAGCGGCTAGTTTTGGATTTAAAGATAATACTTGCTCGAAAAATCTTAAATGTCCGTAATGCGCGTAAACGATAGTATCAAGCCTATCACCGTCTTTAGCTATGTAAATTTTATCCATCATAATCCCTTTTTAGCTCCAAACTAAAACTTTGTGTAAAAAATGCTCCATTTGGAGTGAAAATCGCTTGTTTTTCACTGATTTTTACTATAACGAAACGACCAAAATACTTACCATTTCCATTTGCAAGTGGCAAGCTTTGATGTAAGGCGGCTAAGGTATAAAGTGGCTTTAGTGCGCCTTGTTTATCACCGTGATATGGCAGTGTTTGTCCCTCTATATTAAGTGCGCTGCTCCCTAAATTTGCACTAAATAAGGCTGGATAGTTTTGTATCCGCTCTTGTTCACTTATACCAAAGGTAGTTTGAGTGTCAATGCTATTAGTTTGCTCCCATCTAAATTTAAACCCACCAAGATTTAGCACCATATTATCCCCTTATATCCGTGTTTTTACGGTTAAACTCATCACGTCTTAGTGCGTCTTTAACGCCTTTTACTATTTGAGCCTTAAAACTCTCTAGGTCAAATTTGCCATTATCTGAGTTAAGTAAAAAATCACCATTAAAGCTAATGTTGATGGCGCCACCACCTGGGCTAGCTGCTACTAAAGCTGGAGCCTCTTTTGCATGAGTATCACTATCTGAGCCAAAAATAGAGCTAAAAAAGCCACCACTATCATCTTTTGGTTTTAGCTCACTGCTTGCTTGCTCATCGTCCCCAAAGCCAAAGAATTCTTTTGTCTTGCTCCAAGCACTACTTAGCCCCTTAATGGCCTCACCGACCATGTCATTTATCCAGCCAAATTTCTCAGCTATCCAATCAAAAAAACCGCCAAAGAGCTCATCCCATATCTTGATAACTGGCTCAAAAATAGCGCTTAAAAGCTCGCTCACTCCTTGCCAAAGATCGCTAAAAAACTTTGTCGTGCTCTCCCAATATGGCTTTACACTCTCCCATATCTCAAGAAAAAATGCCTTTACTTCGTCCCAATTTTCTATAAGATAAGCTGCTGCCATACCAAGAGCTACTACTATAGCGCCAATGCCTGTGCTAATAAGAGCAAATTTCATAGATTTTATAGCCTTTATAGATACTGACATAGCAGCAGCTAAGGTCTTATAAACCTTACCAAGTCCTATTGTAGCTGCCTGGCAAGCTCTTTGCGCTGATGCTAGAGCTTTCGTGCGAGTAGCGGTGATTAAATACGCAGCATTTAACTTTAAAGTATTTAGATATTTAAGCTTAAACACACTATTTAAAAAACTTATGCCAGTCCCTAAAATTTTAGCTTGTTGCCATGCTATATTAAGACTCCACCACAAAATTTTAAGCATAGGAGCCACGGTGATAATAGCAAGCATACCGCCTACAATGCCAAATAGTGTTTTTGACAAATTTGGAAATTTCTCGGTAAACGCGGCTATAGAATTTGTCATTTTTGAAAGTCCATTTACGATTAAATTTAACGTTGGCAAAAAAGCATCACCTATCGTGATACCTAAGCTTATGAAGCTTTGAGTAAGCCTTTCTAGTCCACTTTTAGTAGTGGCTAGTTTAGCCTTCATCGCTTCGTCCATACTGCCGATCGCTCCCTTGTCATTTACAAGTTTTACAGCCTGGTTGTATTGACCGATCGCATTTACTAGCGAACCCATGTCGTCGGCAAATTGATTAGTTAGTACACCCATTTGAGCCTTTTTATCGACTTTGGCTAGGGTGTTTAAAAACATATCAAGCCCAGCGCTAGCATCGCGTGCCATTGCAACCTTTAAGTAGTTTGCATCCATTCCAATGCTTTGCAGAGCTTTTTTAAATTTCTCGTCTTGCCCGTCGATATTTGCAAGTTTATTAAATAGCGAGTTCATTGCTGTTGAGGCCACTTCGGGAGCTTTACCTAGAGACAAAAAGCTGCTAGCAAGAGCTGAAATTTTATCGCCTTTAAGTCCAAGTATCGAGCCTGAGCCTGCCGTACGACCGATTACGTTTATGATATCTCTTGCTTTTACCATAGACATTTTATCGTCAAGATAGTTTATCTTATCGCCAAGAGTTGCTATCTCATCAATTCCTAGTTTTAGGTTGTTCATCGTTAGCGCAATCGCATCGCCAGCATCTTTACCACTCATATCAAACGCTACGCCCATTTTAGAGACGAGCTTTGTAAAGTCTGCGATCTTTGAACTATCAAGTCCAAGCTGTCCGCCAGAGGCTGAAATTTGCGCTAGTTCATTTGCGTTTACGCCAAGTTCGCGACTTAGCTGTTTTATCTGCTCTCCTAAATTTTTTACCTCATCCTCACTTTTAAAATCGACGTATTTTTTAACTTCCGCCATCGAGCTTTCAAAATCTACGGCGAGTTTAACCGGCACCACAAAGCTAGCAGCCGTTGCTAGAGTGCTTTGCCATTTGCCCAGCTCACTACTAATCTTGCCTACATTCGTATCGATGTTTGCTTTAAGTGTGCCGATCTTAGCTATTTTTTCATTTAGCCCAGTAACGTTTTTGCCAACTTTTTCAAGCCCAGCACTAAGCTTGCTAAGTGAGCTTATATTGCCAGATAAAGCACCAAAGCCAGCTGTTTTTAAGCTAATTAATATACCCACTTGCGTGCTATCCATTTTTGTTCTCCTTTTCTTGACTTTACTGGTTTTTTGGCTTAAAATATCCGTATGAAACGGCTCATTTTTCTTATATTCGTCCTACTTTTAGGAACTCTTAGCACCTATATGATCGAGGGTAAAATACCAAATAGTGATAATATCTCGGGCGGACTATTTTTCGGAACCATCTTGGCCGTACCAATCTTCGCTTTACTTAACGCTTTTGGATTAGCCCCGTGCGTCAAAGATCGCCCTACGCCTAATATAGATTTCTTTTTTGATGAAGGAAAAGACAGCAGCGTTAGCATTTTTGTGGCTTTAGCTCTAATTTTTTCAGGGCTAATAGGCTTTTTTAGCATTGAATTAGCTCTTGCTTGCGCCTTTGGCTCCATACTATTTCAGGGCGTTATTAAATTCTTAATAAACTATATCTTTTATGCCAAACTTTGAGATTTGGCCTTTGCAATTTCACTAGCTATTTCTAAAAAGCTTTGATACTCGTTAAGCTCAAGCTCCATTATTTCATTAAATGAAAAATGAAGCGTATGAGCTATTATTGCAACCCCTTCATAAGTCGGGGCTAACCTAAAAAATTAGTCACCATTCCTAAAATTAGGGCACAATCTTTTGCATCCAACTCATCAAGTTCTGCCTCACTTAGGCAAGTTAGTGTACTTGCTAGTTTAAATGTAAGTGCGCCTTCATCGCCTTTTGTACCTCTCATCGCAAAGCGAAGATCTCTACCTTTTGGATGTCTTACCTTTAGGTCTTTATCATCGCTTAGTTTTACTACGGTGTATTTTTCACCATTCTCTTCTATGATATTTGATTTTTCTACTCTAATTTTTGCCATGTTATTCTCCTAAATTTGATCTAACCCCTGCCATATAATCAACTCCGCCTATAACGCATATCATATTTTCACTATCTTTTAGCACCATCGGCACGCCATCCACGTTGATGTCCACAAAATGAGCTGATAGCTTAATAGTAACTTCTAGCTCTTTTCCGCTTTCAAACTCAGATACTTCATAACTGATAATATCTCCAGTAAAAGCTGCACTAAAAGGCACGGTTTTACTTTTGCCACTTTGGAAAATGCTAGCTTTAAAAAGCCACGGAATGCGGTTGGTAAAGCTGTTTAGTCCTAAATTTACCCACATGTTTTTATCTAACACACTAACCGTAAATTCAACCTCTGTTGCCTTTAGCATGCCAGTTGTGTAATTTGTGCTAAGAGCTCCTTTGCTCTCTATCATTTCAAACTCTATTGTGGGAAGTTTAAGCTTTTTTGTTACGCCAAGATAGCCGATGCCATCTATATAAACGTTACCTTCTTGGATTACTTGAGGAATTTGTCTTTTCATTGTTTATCTCCTTTATTTGTTTAACTCATCCATCAAAACGCTACCGTATTTATCCACGTAGATAAAATCAAGTGTAAGCTGCTTAACGATTGGATTGTTTTGCATTCTGACATCAAGGTAAAATTTGCCAGCCGTGATAGTTGCGTCGGTGTTTTTTGCACTCCAGCTAAGCTCATATCCAAGAAGTACCTTTGCTCCAACTAGCTGACGAAGGAGCTCGCTAACTGATCTTTTTGCATGATAAAGCTCACTAGCTTTTCTATCGATCGCAAACAGCACTCCCTTTTGGCAAGCTTGCGAAATACGGTCAAATATCCTAACACGTGCTAGATCTTGCCAAATAGTATCTTGGTCACTCGTTTCGCCACCCCAAGCCCTAAAGCCACTTTCTCTAATGATGGTAGAAATTTTTGCAGCTCTAAGCTCATCAGCCGTGCAAGTTTCCCCAAGCTCAAAATCCACGTCTATTTGCGTGCCCGAAACCCCTATCATCACTCTGTTTGAATAGCTGTCGCTATATCCAAACTCGCTTGCACCGTCCGTATGAGCTATCATGCCAGCTATTCTTGCACTTTGCCCCTCATAGACATAAGCGCTCGTTTCATCGTCCCAAACCTTGACGTTAGGATACGCTGCAACGAGCCTATTTGTACCAAAATCGCCCATTTTAACAATGGCTGCTGCTGCGTCATCTGCTTTTAGATCTACAATACCAGTTGCTTTTAGCCTAGTTGCCATCTTTTCTATCTCACCCTTGATAGCATCTTCATGGCTAAAGCCAGGTGCGATTATTAAATTTGGGCTATAACCAAAGCGTGATTTTGCTTTAGCAAACGCTGTAACGGCACTTTTGCACTCAGTTATGTCCTTTTGCGAAAAGCCTTTAAAATCCGAGCTTTTATCCGCATGGTCGGATGTATCTTCAGTGCTGGATCCAGCCAATGAGGCTGGTCGTAAAGTGGGGCTTTGCTCCACTGCGAAGTTAGAGATGATTATTTGAGTATTTACGGCCTGATCCTCAATACCTTTTAAAGCCCTATAAATAGAGCCTTTTTTAAAGGCTTGGCTCGCATCCTTTTTAGCTTTGTATTTTGCTTCAAGGGCTTCAAGCGCCTTTGCTGTTGTCATATAAAAATGTAGACCATTTTCTAACACCTCTTCATACCCTGCTATACCAATAGGCGTAGTACTTTCTACTGTTATTGGTCTTGCCGCCTCAGCTGATACGGTTACGTTTACACCAAATTTAGCTGCCATGATTTATTTCACAAATTTAAGCCTGCTCGTCTGGCTTCGCATAGCTTCGTTATGATCTCGCTTGCTGCACTGCAACGGACAAAACGTCCGTCTCATTTGCAAGCTCATCACGCCTCGCTCTACTTGCCATACTTTGCGATTAAATTTATTACTTCTCCTTTCTGTTTTGATTTACTTTTTTAAGTGGGTTTATACACCACACCGTTTTTAAATATTTCTTATCATCTTTCTGGGTAAACTCCTTAAAATTTAAGGCATTTGCCCCTGCTATATCCATAAGCTTCCACCCTAAATATATCCTGCAATAAAATTTCCCATAGCGCACGACCCTAAAAAACCCAAAACGCTTCTTACCATCTTTTAAAGTGCAAGTAACTTTACAAAAACCACTCTCTTTGCCACCATTACTGGTGATATTGGGATCACCTATGGTTTCTATGCTATATGGATTTACATCATCTACTTTGACGCCTAAAATTTCACTTGAAAAATGTCCTATCTTATTGCGTAAGAGCCAAAGGAGTCTTGCTTTATATGTTCTATTGGTTGGTTCAGGATAGTGCTTCTCTCTCCAGCCACTATCGCCATTGATAGCAGCACACTTGCCATCATAATAGTCATTTGCATCCTCAAACCACCTAAATATCTTTGGCAGATGTTCATCATCCTTTTTGCAAAATAGTAATGCAACTGGCACAACTACAAATGCAAGCAACTCAAGCAAAAGCTCTACTAAAATGATCGCTATAAGTTGCAATATTTCTTTACTCTTTAGCATCATTTTCCTTTTTTGACTTCTTGTTCGGTTTCTCATTCTCCTTTGTTTCGCTCTGTTTGTATCCTGGGCACCTAGGGCACTCGCTCCAAGTGCAAGCGCCGTCTTTATCCAGCTTTGACGCGCAAATTTCGCACCTTTTAATTCTTGTTCTCATTTCTTATCCTTTTGTGTTGGTCTAGTTTGAACCACATCTGTGAATTCGTCTTTGTCTAAGTACCAGAATGGCTTCTTGCCATCTTCGTACTGAAACCTGCTAAAGTCATCTGGATGCGTTGCCAGATGACTAAACACTCGTAAAATATTTGTCATATTGCTATTGTCCCAGCCCTCGCACTTGCGTGCTCTTAAAAAGATTACGATAGGGCAAAGCAACACGCCCAAGATTATCGATAAAACGCAGATTAAGAAATAGCTCATTTTGCCCCCTATAAATGATCGGTCGGCGCTACCGTTATCGGCTCGCTTGTTGTGTTTAGCTTTTCGCGCTCTGCGATTAGCTCTTTGTACTCCGCCCTTAAATTTTCAAGTACGGCGTTGTTGCCGATTATCAAAGCGTGGCGGATATAGTTTTCACACTCGGCGATCTCGGCTTCGATTTCGGCTAGTTCTTGATCTTGCTCGTCGATTTTTGGCTCTAAAAGCTTGTTTGCTTCTTCGTCGCTTATTGACGTTAGCCCTAGCTCTTTTATTCTTTGATTTAGCAGTTCCTTGCTTACGTCGTCTTCATAAGCGTAAATTTGGTTTTGTGAATTTTTGTAGTATTTCATTTTTACTCCTTAGCGTAGTTCCATCCACACAAGGCTAGATGGATTTATTTGGCTGTTTGATGATGTAGTGATTTTGTATGTTGCGCCTGCTGGCACAACTGCACAGATATAACCGCTCCTGCTACCGATATTTATTTTTTGCGTCAAAACATTGTCTATTAAAAGTTGCATATCTTCTGATGAGTTGTTTATCACGCCTGCTACATTTATCATTATTGCTCTACTGGTAGTATTCGTATATACTATGTCTTTTTTTCTTTGCGTGTTCATGTTTTGCCAAGCTTGCCCTATACCTAGCCCCTTATTTGCCTCTATCGCATCACTCACGGCTTTTTCGGTTACGGCCGCGTCATCTTGCTTGGCGGTTATGGCATTTTTGAGTTTTGTTATGCCTGCTTTTGTTTCGGTAGCTAGTATGGTTTTATCGATTTGCCCAGCTATTGGAGTGTTTACATTTTTGACCTTGATGATGACCACTACCGCCATATTGAGTGGGCGGTTTTCGTTTGCTGTTGGCACTACACGACTAGCGTCAAAATCATAGGCGAGATTTTTGCCTGTAGTATTCAATGTTGGTCTTGATCCTTGGGCGTCGTATCTTTGAAAAGCTCCCCATCCTCTATGATTTTTTGTGTTAGGATTTGTTTCAGAAATAAACTCCTCCGCAGACGTTTGAAATTTTCCAGTGATATTTCTGATAGCATCTTGTTGAGCTGTGCCTAGAGCGGTAGCATTACCACCAATGCCACGCATGAACTTGCCATCGGCGAAATTTGGCAAGTTAAAGTTATCACCACTGCCGCCATATGTGTAGCCTATCACGTCAAAAAGCTCGGTGTAATCTGCTTTTTTGAGACTTCTGCCATCTGCTATCAAAAAGCCAGCAGGGATAGTTTTTTGACTTGGATAACTCAAATACGCACCTATTGGTAATCCGTCCGTTAGCTCGGTTTTTAGAGCAAATTTCTCGTTACTTTCTTGCTTGGTGTATGCATCAATCTTGTCTTTTATCTTAAGAAACATCTTTTCGCACCATTTTCTGGTTGCTAACACTATATTGTTATCAACCTTTAAAATGATGCTTTCACTCGCGTTTGCGATTTGGAGTTTAAAATTTAACGTTATATCTTTGCTTGATCCCTCGTTTAAAAGCGGCTTATATGTATCTGCAAGGCGTGCCACTGCAAAGAGTGAGCCATCATCGCAGTATATGCCAGCCGTTTTTATGTAAAATCCGCCAACTTCAGGCGGTATTATGGCATCGACGTCGAGGATGTTATTATCGTTTTCGTCTATCGTTACGGCGTTTATTGCGCCCCTATACTTTTCATTTGGTATTGATGCCGTCTGTTCGCTTAGTTCTCCTTCAAAGTCGCTCACTACAACTTCTTTTAATGCGATCTTTGATCCGTCGCTAGCGGTTTTTAAAAGTTTGTTTATGCCGTTTGCTGTTAAAAGTGTGTATTGCTTCATTTATCCGTCCTTTATCTTGTTAAAACTCTTATTGCATTGATTGGCATGCTTATGATCTCGTTTACCTGAGTAGTAGCTCCTACTTTAAAGCTTGCTCTTTGGCTTATATTTGATATTACGTAAGGATCTACGCTTATATTTTCGCCGCTAAATGTGCAAGAGTAAGCTTTTAAATTTATGCTAGCAGTCGCTTTTATGCTTGCTCCATCATATACGCTACGCACGTTTTTGTAGGTGTTTATGATCTCATCAGATCTCTTTAGCGTCTGTGGGCTTACTCCATTTTTACTTGCATCAAGCTCTAGTTTGAAGTGATAAGGTAGTCCTGCATAATCAAACCACTCTTTAACCTTAGCATCTGCATAAAGTGCGCTTAATGCTTTATTTAGGCTATAAAAAGTGCCTGAGTAGTAATGTATCTCAAAAGCATTTTTTATGAGCTCTCTGGCTTCATCCTCGTTTAATCCATCAATATCTACATCAAAGCTAGCTGCAAGTACTAGCAGTAAATTTTTTGGGCAAGAGCTAGCAAGAGTATTTATGACACCAATGTCTAAATCCTCAAACCTTACGCCAAAAAGCAAGTCAAATTTCTTATCAAATTTACTTTTGTGATTAGGCAGCAAGCTCATAACTCAGCCTTTTTGTAGCTTATCTCATAGCTTAGACTTACAAATTCTTTTACGCTTATCTTTTTATCATTAAGCGGTTCTCTAAGGCTTACCCTATAAACGCCGTTTTGATGTAGATTTTTATAGATGTAGCTTAAATTTAGATCTTCTCCAAGGCTAAGAGCAGTTGGCAGAGCTGAGATACTCTTAGCAATTTCGTCTTGAAAGAGCATATCTGTTAGCTCAAGAGTGGCTACTACCTTTATGTCTATTTTCGTGGCATTTAACACGCTTAGATTATCGGTTAGTGGCCTGACCTTTTCGGCACTTAAAAAGCTCTCCACATCAGCTCTAGTCTCTTCGCTCATGTCGATAGTTTTTAGATAAATTTGCACCACTCCAGCACCGCCATTTAGCACACTGCACTCCAGCACCTTTGCATTTGCGCTAAGTGTTTGATAAGTATATGCTTTAGCACTGCCTGCAGTCGAGAAACGCTCTAGGCTTAAAACTGCACGCTCTCTTAGCCTATCATCGCTTTCACGCTCGGCTCCGCCTTCAAACTCACTTAGCTGTTTTGCTTTTAGGACAAAAGGTAGTGGTGTTTGGATATATTCGCACTTTGCTTTGCTGGTTTTTGTAAACTCATCTAAGACGATCACCCCAACAGCTTTTAGCTCATTTGCTCTTATTACAACTTCACTTTTTAAGCTAGCTATTTCACCATTTTCGCTGCGTAAAATTAGCCCTTTTGGCAAATATGTATCGCTGCTTCTTGGCATTGAAAGACTAAACTCACACTGCGCGGTTGGCTTTTCTCCTTTTAGTCTCTCTATGCCATAAATCGCTACTATGTTATCAAGGTCATCTCCAGTAGAAAATGGCAGCAACATAGCCTTAACGCTATCATTTATCCTAGCTCGCAGGAGTAACTCTCTATAAGCCAATGTTTCAAGTAAGGCCGAGTAGTTGTCGCTTTCAAGTAGTGAAATTTCATCATCAGTTAAATGCTCTTTAAAAAGGTTTTTAACATTATTTAAAATTTCATCATATTTAAGCACCTCAATAACGTTTGGATATGGAAGTTGTTTTAAATTCATGCTCTTACCTCTATCTCATCACCACTCATAAGCACTACTTTAAAGCTAAGCTTATGATCTTTTAGACCCATAAGACGAACTTCATCGATCTTTACTCTCTTTTCCCACTTCTCAACCGCCTCTATCACAAAGCACGCCAGATCAGCACGAAATTCATCATCCACCTTGCGATCTATTAGCTCATAAATTCTGCTGCCATACTCAGGCAACATCACCCTTGAGCCAAGCGGAGTTAGGAGTATGTCTTTGATGGAGTTTTCTATATCAATTAGATATTTCATCGCTAATCTCTCGCAAGTCCGTTATTTGTATGATCGCTTAGGTTACCACGCCCGTCACTTACGCTACCACCAAAGCTTGCGTTACCACCTGCTGTGATTGAGCCAGTGATCCTTACATCTCCGTTTATCTCAAAACTACCGCTACCACCAACTCCAGCTGTATTTATCGCCCCTTGTATCAAAGTGTTGCCAAGTAGCTTGATATCTCCGCTTTTTATAGTTGTATCGCTGGCCTCCACCATCACATTTTTAGCCTTTACATTTGCGTTATCGCAAGTTATGTTTATAAGTTTTGGAGATGAAATTTCAAGACAAGAGCTAGAGCTGTCATAGCTCATCTTTATGCCATCTTCAAAACTTACATGCACCTTTTTATCAGTAGCGTCTGCCTTGTGAGAACTTTGATAAAGCCCACGAAGCACCACGCCTGAGTTTAACTCATCATGCACAGGCAGCACTAGCACTTGCTCTCCTGCGCGTATTGGTGAAAAACTCACTGCATAAGAGTTGGCATGTGCTTGAAATACCGGCAAAAAATCAGTTACCATAGAACCAATGGCAACTTTTGCACGGTCATCTCTTACTTCACTGATAATTCCAACTTCAATCATTTTCTATTACAAAATAAAGCTTGCTTGTCTCACTTTGCTATACTTCGTTGATTTCAAATTTTTAATACTCACGTATAAAACATACGCTGCGTTTAAAAATTTAAACTCGCCTCGTCTAGCTGTGTGATACTTCGCATTTTCATAGCCTTATTCCATATCTCCTTTCGTTATATGCTCACTAAATTTTTTATTTCTTGGCGTTCTTGTGTACTTTACGCTATGCTTGATCTCTTTTACATCATCATGTATTTCATTGAGCTTCTCTTTATTTATGGCAAAATTTGCTGCTAAGATATCGCTTAGTTTTTCAGTGGCGCTACTTTGTTTATTTATCGCTTCACTATTTTTATTGACCACATCGATCATCAAATCAGTGTTTTTGCTTGTATATCTACTAAGCAGCAAAAAGATCACCACAAAGCCTATAAAGCCAAAAATCGCCATAAAAACGATAAATTCATTTAAACCCCATGATCCAGATAAATTTATTAATCCAGCTGTCTCTCTTATCTCGTCACTAAAATTTAAGCTACTATTTTCCATCCGCTATCCCTATGCATTGTTTTAATAGATCCTCGCACTTTAAAAAATAAATCATCTTCGCCTTGTGTGCTTCAAAGCTACCATCATTATTTGGCTTATCTGGCATTACAGCGTTGCAGCGCACTGGTGTTAGTTTTTCTTTATAGATGATGGTTGGCTCTTTAAAAGCACAACCACAAAGAAGCACACCTAATGGCAATAAGCCTAATAGCATCATTTTCATCTCTCGCCCTCAAAGAATAATTCCTGGTAAGCCTTTAGCTTGGCCTCACAACTTTCATCTTTTAAATAAATTTTTTCTACTCTCTTAACCTCTTTGATAGGCTTTTGCTCTACCTTTACGCTCATCTTTGAAATAGCTTCATTTTGACTTTCAATGACGCTATTTGCAGCTTTTAAGTTTTGCTTTGACGTGTTAAGATCAAGAGCAATGCTTTTTATCTCAAGGTTCTTTGCGTCGATGCTTGCATTTAAAAAATATATTTTTAGTGCCAAACTACCAATACATAGCAAAAAAACGGCACTAAAAATGATGCAAACTTTGGTATTAAGCAAGTAACCCACTTAGCACCTTCTTTGCCCGGTTTGGCGTTTGTTTTGCCCAAAGGCTATCTAGTCCATTCTTATAGGCTGCCTCATATTCGCCAGACTTTATAAAATTAAGAGTGGTAACAAATTTTTTAACTCCTGGCACTCCCATTTGATAACACATCTCTATTACCACGTCTTGGACATTTTTTGGCTTATCTTCTAACCAAGGAAAAGCTTCACAAACGCTAGGTATGAGCTTAATAAGCTTCATCTCTAAAATTTGATCTGCTACCGCTTTACTCATGGGCTCAGCCTTGCCGCCATTTAAAAAGAGTTCGTCTTTACTAAGAGATGAAACCTTAAAGCCATATCCGACAGTAGGATACCCACGAGTATCCTGATATATGTAGCTTTTAAAGCCTTCGTTCTCTTTTATGTTTTCTTTTAAGCTCATGTATACTCCTATTTTTTTGGCAATGTTACGCAAGCTAACTGCCAAAATCTATCAAAAATTTTTGTTACAAAAATTTATAAAAAATGTTGATAGATTTTTGATGGCCTTTTTATTCATAATGCGACCAGAAAGGAGAAAATATGATAGTGGAGTTCGAAAAAGAGCTTATTAGTGCCCTAAAAGAAGTTTGTAAAAATACATCTATATATTTAGGTGAATTTGAAGATAAAAATGAGATGGAACTTCTTATAAAAGGTTCTGATGAGTTTGTATTTGTTGAATTTGTTGATGAAAAATACGAAGACATGGTTAGAAAAAATGTAAATTTTAATATACATATACTATGTACTACTTCTAGCAAACAGCAAATTTATAGGCAAGAAAATAGATATAAAGCTATCAATCTAGCTGAAAGAATAGATAAAAAGCTAAATAAATCCTTTTTAGATAATGAATTTAGTATTAGGTTGAATAATCTAAAAGTGTTACACAATAGCATAACTGACTATGGCTACATGTATGTTTTGTCACGTCAAATATCGACTGATTTTTTACAAAAAGATAGCTGGTTAGAGAGCTAAAAGATGATAGTTGTAAAGTTGTAAAAACAAAAGATAGGAGGGGAAAATGCGTTTTAGTGCTGATCTCATTGCCCTTAAAAAGGATAGTGGTGAAGATCAAGTTGAAATTTTATTAGTTGTTTGTGGAGAGTGGCAAGGGCATAGGGCAGGAGCTTTTCGCATAGATAGCGGCGATCTAGAAAAGATCAAAATCAATTTTGATGCCAGAAAGGTTGATACTGTAATTGACTACGAGCACCAAAGTCTATATGGGAATGAAGCACCTGCAGCAGGATGGATAAAGTCTATGCACATAAAAGACAATAAGCTTTATGGCATGGTTTCTTGGACTGATCGCGCAAAAGAGTATATAAAAAATGGTGAATATCGCTATTTAAGTCCTGTATTCAATTTTGCAGCAGTAGATAAAAAAAGTGGAGCATGGATAGGATGTGAGCTTGAGAGTGTAGCTTTAACAAATACTCCATTTTTAGATGAACTTGACGAAGTAAGAGCGAATAAAGCACTAAGTCCATCCCAAAAAGAAGAAACAACAAATCATAAAGGAGAAAATATGGATAAGCTAAAAGAGCTCGAAAATGAGAATTTGGCTTTAAAGGCAACTCTTGAAGAGAGTAAAAACGAAATAAAGGCATTAAAAGATCAACTTTGCCAAAGCGAAGTAAAACATGCAATATTTGAAAATAAACTCTCCCAAGATCAGGAAAAATGGGCATTAAGCTATGCAAAAAATGATTTATCTGGCTTTAGGGAGTTTTTGCAAACCGTTAAAAGCAATGAAACAGCAAAGATACCAAATGACATTTTTGCAGGCAAAGCAAACAATACTGACGAATTAGATGTTATTAAACTAGCATTACAAAAATAAGGAGAAAAAATGACAAACGAACAAACAAAACCAAGAACATATAGTGATGTGGTGGTAAATTCTGTTATTGCATTAAACGCAAAGATTGCAACTAGCCAAAAACTTGAATGCGGCACCTTACTTGCAACCACTGATGGCGGTGCTAGCTTTTCGCCAGTTGATAAGAGTTGGGATGGCACTGGGGATAAAATCTTAGGTGTCCTTTGCGACAACATTGGGCAAGATTCCTCGGCTGATGTTTTGGTGTGCGGAGAGGTAAATATAGAAGTTAGTGAGGCTGTTAGAACAGCACTTCTAAAACAAAAAATTATAGTAAGGGGTTAAAAATATGGATGAGTTGTTAAAACTTTTTACAGTCGATGCAATGACTGAAATTATTGAGCAAAAAAAGGTGGATCAAAGCTTTGTTACCGATACGTTCTTTAAAACTTGGACACCTACACTCTCAAATTCACATAACATAATTCTAAAAAAGAGTTCTGGTGTAATACTTGAAAGTGTTAGCGAAAACGGTGAGCATCTAGTTACCAAAGATGGTGACGAGACTGTCATATCAGTCCCACTTCCTCGTTTCCCACAAGTGGATGTTATTTCAGCTAGTGAAATGAATTTGCTAAAAACATTAAACACACAAAAAGAGCAGGCAAAGTCACTCTCAGTAACTATTGGCAATAAACTAGCTGATCAAAAAAGTAACATAATAAATACGCTAGAGTATATGGCAGTTGGTGCAATATTTGGCAAAGTCATGGATGGAAAAGGTAATGTTTTATTTTCACTAAGTGCAGCAAACAGAACAAAAATCAATATTACAAACTCTACCGATGTACTGACGCTACTAAGCGACATTGAAAAGGCACAAGCAGAAAAGCTGGGTCGTGCAAAACCATACATTGCCTTGCTTACTCGTGATCTCTACAATGAACTATTAAAACTAGTTACAGACCAGGGCCATATAAAATCTGGTACAGCAAAAGTGTTTAATAAAAATGATGTCTTGACACTTGAAATTTTTGGAAAAACATTTATGCCATATGATGCAAGCTATATCAACCAAAAAGGTAAAGCTACTTCATACATGACTGGCAAGCAAGGAATTGTAGTGCCATTAGCTAGTGAGATGTTTGAAATTGTTTATGGAAGAGCGAATCATACATCTGCGGTAGGCAAAGCACCTACCAAGTTCTTTGCCCCAGCCCCTGAAGTGCTTGATAAAGGTAAAGGCTGGAGTATAGTAAGCGAGAGTAGAACCATACCAATTTGCAATAGGCTTGATGCTATTGTTGAGCTAGCTTTTGCATAAAATAAAATAAGCCCCTTTAAAGCCATTTTTGGCTTAGGGGCTACAAAGATATTAAAAATATATTTTTAAAGCTTTAAAAGGCTTTTAAAAGTGTTAAAAATATATTTTAAGGGTATGAAGTGATAACAAATGATGATTTATTAAAAGAGGTTTCCCAAAAAGAGCTACGAGAGCTAAGTGACTTTGATGGTACTGGTGAGATAAATCAAAACATTATAGACGATGTATTGGCTGACCGCCTCGCCTTTATAGGTTCATACATCAAGATACCCAAAAATCCAACTCCGCTTTTAAAAGACATTTGTGCCAAGCTTGTTATTTTGGAGCTAAAGCGTCGCAATAACTTTCCAAAAGACAGCCTAAGTGATCAAGAAGAAAAACTGACAAGCATACTTTTAAAAATGGCCAGTAGAAAAATACCAACACAAATAGAAGATGAAGAAAATAAGCCGAGGCTTGGAACACGAGCCTTTAGACATAGTGAAAATAAAATGGATTTAAAGGATTTAAATGGGTGAAAAAGCTGATATTAAACAACTTGCACGTGAGCTTTATTTAAAAGGTTTTAGTGTTGAAAAAATTGCTGAAATTTTAAACAAATCAACTAAAACTATTAAAAATTATAAAACTAGCGATGGCAAGTGGGATGAGCAAAAAACCGCTGGATACCTAAATAAAAATGGCGAAGATAAACAAAATATCTATCAAAATTTTATAGAAGAGATGCGGCTTGCCGTAAAAGATATCAGAGAAAGCGAGCTTAGTGCTAGTAAAAAGGCTGATGCACTTTCAAAGATAGGCGATAGCTTTGTGAAGATGAGCAAGGTTGCAAGCTACGAAAATCCAGCTGCTTATCGTCTTAGTATTGCCAAAAAAGTAATAATGCTTGTAGTGGATAAATTTAAAGACGATGAAAACAAAGAGTGTATTAAAAAACTAGTTGAACTCATTGAGAGTGAAAAATTTATTAAAGCCATCGAAGAGCTAGATGCTTAGGATAGTGTATGCTTTTTTCAAGAGATGAACTAAATAGTTTTTTGGAAGATAGTAGGGAAACACACAAGCAAGCTGGCGCCGTAGAGCCTGAGCTTAGCAAACTAACGCGTAAGGACTTTTACGGCTGGCTAGACAATCTAAGTAATGAACTAAAAGAGCAGATACATTTAAATACTCCTCTACCTCCAAAAGATAGATCGACAAGAATAAAGCGTGCCGAGCATGATTTTTTGTTCTTTGCAAGGACTTATTTTCCGCACTATTTTAGCATCAATAGCTCTTGCGCGCTTCATGAAGATTTGGCACATGTATTTGAAACTATGACACAAGATAGCAGCGGAGACAAATACGTCCGTGCTGCACCACGTGGCCATGCAAAAACAACTTACTGCTCACAGCTTCTTCCGCTTTGGTGTATTTGTTTTGGCAAGAAGCGATTCATAGTCGAAATTTCAGATGCCGTGGAGCTCGTTGAGGGGTGTCTTGAAGCCATCAAAGCCGAGCTTGAGGACAACGCAAATTTAAAAATGGACTTCCCGCACGTTTGCGGCGCAAGCAAAAATTGGAAGATAGGCGAGTTCGTATCCAAAAACGGAGTCAAGCTTAAGGCTTTTGGCTCGGGTAAAAGACTACGCGGCGTAAAATTCGGCGTTTATCGCCCAGATCTTGTAATTCTAGATGACCTGGAAAACGATACAAATGTACGCAGCAAAGAGCAACGCGACAAGCTTGAAGCATGGCTTGATGAAGCGGTATTAAATCTCGGAAGTGTAGATGGAAGCTTAGACGTGCTTTATATAGGTACCATACTTCATGCTGATAGCGTTTTAGCTAGGAAGCTTAAGCTTAAATTTTGGAATGCCAAAAAATATCAAAGTATTATAAATTTTCCACGTAGAATGGATCTATGGGATAAGTGGAGCGAGTTATATCGCAATGTTAGCCGCGACGCAAGTGATAAATTTTATATCAAAAATAAAGCTTTGATGGACGAAGGTTCTAGTGTGCTCTGGAATGATGCTTTGCCTATTCTAAAGCTTATGCAAAAAAGAGCTGAGAACCTCAAGAGTTTTAATAAAGAGCAGCAAAACGATCCAAGAAGTGAAACGCAAATTTTTACAAAAGAGACTATGTATTTTTATAAAGAGCTTCCAAGATGTGATTACTTCGTTATGTATATAGATCCTGCAGGGGAAAAGAAAAAGAGTGATTATACGGCCATAACTGTACTAGGCGTAAGTAAAGCTGAAGCTAAGATCTACGTAGCAGAAAGCATAGTAGAGGTCATAAAAACAAAAAAGGCCATCAAAGAGATAATCCGCCTAAATCAGCTTTACAAGTGCCGTATTTGTGCAATAGAAACGAATGGTGGACAAGAATTTTTTAGGCAATGGATAAGGGATAAAGCTTTTGAACTAGGCATTAAACTTCCATTAAAAGGTGTAAACAATACAGCAAATAAGGGACAAAGAATAGAGGAACTTGAAGTGCCTATAGATGATGGCGAAATACTTTTTAATGAGAGCCAAAATTTGCTTATTGAGCAACTAACCGAGTATCCAGAAGCCAAACATGATGACGCTCCTGATAGTCTTGCTGGAGCTTATGAACTTACAAAACTAAAAAAGAAAGTAAAAAGGCGAAGTAGATGATATTAGATAGATTTGAAAACAAGATGCAATCACAGCCACAACGTAAAAAGGGTGCAATAATTTCACAAAATAGCACGCTTATCGACTTGCTTATAAATGCTGGAGTACAAAGCATAAGCAATGATGATATGGATATGATACTAAACGATTTAACTGTTACGCAGTGCGATGTTAGCCGAAAAGCAGCAACAGAGAAAAAAGAAATACAAATAGTTTGCGACAATGAAGAAGTTAGGGATGAGTTTAAAAAAATTTTTAATCCTGACATAGTAAGTCAAATTTTAGAGACTTATCTTTATGGACTAAATGTATTTGAAGTAAACTATAAAGACAAAGGTGGCTTCATCTATCCAAGGTTGGTGCAGCGTGATTTTAGGCAGTTTAAGTTTAATTCGAGCAGTGAGCTTATATTTTTTGCAAATGGTAGCGAAGAAGATATACCGCCATTTAAAGTTATTTATGGACTAAATAGAGCAAATTTTAGGAAAATTTATGGCGATGGGCTACTAAAAAAGCTTTATTTTCCAGTAAAAATGAAAAATGCAGGTCTTAAATTTTGGTTTAGATTCTTAGAGCGTTTTGGTTCGCCATGGGCTATTGCAAAAACAAGTTTTGATCCTGATGAATTAGCTTCAGAGGTGCAAGCTATGCTAAGTGGCGATAGTGCAGTGATTGATGCCGAAGAAGAGCTTACTCTTATTCAGCCAACTTCAAATGTCGACTTTACTAAGCTGCCAAACTACCTGGATAATCAAATAAGCAAGGCTATTTTAGGTGCAAATTTAGCCAGTGACGTAAAAGAAGGTAGCTATGCCGCGGCAAAGACGCATAATGAAATCAGAGAAGATTTGGCCGCAAACGATGCAAAAATTTTAATCTTCGTGATGAATAAAGCCATGAGCTTTTTTAAGGAGATCAACGGCTATAACGGCGAGCTTTACGCCAAACTATTCGATGAAGACGCTCCTAATACCGAGCGCGCCGCAAGAGACAAGACGCTATATGATATGGGCTTTATACCTACTAAAAAGTATATCACCTCTACCTACAACATAGAGCTTGACGAAGATGATCAAATATCAAAAAAAGATAAAAGTCTAAAAGCCAATAAGGTAAATTTAACGGCTTTAAAAGGCTCTTTAAAGGCTTTAGATAGATTTGATAAAGCCACGGACGAGATGGATATCGAGGGCGGCGAGATAGAAGCGACCCTAAATAAGTTAATCGCAAATAGCGATACTTACGAAGAGGCTTTCGATAAGCTTTACGAGCTTTACGATCTGCCATTTGAAAAGCTTGAGCCCTTGATGTTTAAAGCCGTAGCCAATGCGCAGATGTTGGGATATCTAGATGAGTAAAAATAAGGAAAGGAAATCGCGAAGTATCGCACGGCATAGCTAGGCGATTTTTAAATTTTAAGCGCAGCATACATGTAGTATGTGAGTATTGAAATTTAAAAATCAACAACGCTAGGCAAAGCGAGACGAGCAGGATTGATTTAAAAATGAATATATCTTTTTTCGAGGAACCTACAGCGGTTTATGAATATTTAAAGAGCAAAAAGCCCGAAACGCACTTTGATTACGACGAGATCGTGCACGACGCCCACAAAAAAGCTTTTACGATAGCCAAGATGACAAATTTAGACCTTTTAAAAGATATGCAAAGTTCGCTTACAAAAGCTTTTAAAGAGGGTATTGGGTTTGACGAGTGGAAAAATAGTGTAAAGCCTATGCTGGCAAAGAAAGGTTGGTTGGGAAATATCAAGGTAAAAGATCCAAAAACCGGCGAAGAAAAAGAAATTTACGTAGGCAATAGGCGGCTAAGGACTATATTTAACACCAATATGAGAACGTCCTACGCCAAGGCCAGGTATGAAAGCCAGATGCAAAGCCTAGGCGAATACTTCCGCTATACTGCAGTGCTTGATAGCAGAACAAGAGAAGCTCATAGAAAGCTTCACGGCAAGACACTACCTAAAACTGATAAATTTTGGGATACCAACTATCCGCCAAATGGCTGGGGATGTCGCTGCAAGGTGCAGGTGCTTACAGAGGCCGAATGCATAGCTAGAGGTATCGTGCCACTTGCAGATGGCTCTTTTTTACCTCAAGCTGCAGAAAAAGATTTTAGATATAACCCAGGTAAAGTTGATAAGACAGACGAAATTTTAAAAGATAAGCAAAATAAGGCCTTGGGCGCCATTGCTTCAAGTCTTGCAAAGAAAAATTTAAAACAATCCCTAGATAGCTTCGAGCACGAGCGAGACATTTACGTTTGGCAAAAAAGCTTAGATGATATGGTAAATGCTGTAATTGGCGGTAAAATCATCAAAGATAAAATTTATCAAGTGACTCAAGTAGGAGAATTAAAAGCCAATGTCAAAAAAGCCCTAAACGCTCTTAATATAGCACCAAAAGCACAAAGTATAGCTATTTATCAAAACACCATATCGCATATTACAAGAGATGGCAAGCCAAAAGACAAAGAGCCTAGCGTTAATGAAATAAAAGCCGTGGTGGGCGTATTTGACAAGGCAAAACGCGTGTTTTACGATAAAAGGGATAATGTTTTACTATATTTTTATAATAGCCTACAAAACGATAGTATGGTAAATTACTCTGTCATTCGCCTAGATTATACGCTTAAAAAATTTAAAACCGATAATTTTATAGCAACTATTACGAGGATACCTATAGAAAATTATAAGGCCATTTTAAAAGATAAAAAAAGATACATAAGGATAAAGTAGATAAGGCCGGGTATCGAACCCAAGTCATATACAGTTTGCTTTCGCAACTGGAACCCTGCCAAATCTGGGCCATCTCTTATCTACTTTAATAAAAGTATACCACTTTCAAGGAATAAATACAATGATAGAGATTAAAGGGCTTGAAAAGCTCCAAAATAAGTTAGAATCACTACAAAGTATCGAAAATAAAACTAAGCCGCTAATGCAAACGCTAGGCAATATATTACAAAACAAGATAGAAGATAGCTTTGAAAACGAGAGCAGTCCATTTGGGCAAAAATGGCAAGCCTTAAAACCTAGCACTATCAAGCAAAAACAAAGACGTGGAAAATCTCTTAATATTTTAAGATCAGATGGAAATTTAGCAGATAGGTGGATAGTTAAAGCAGATGATAAAAAAGCTACAGTATCTAATAATACGAATAAGAATGGCTTTGCTTATGGCCTAGTTCATCAATTTGGATCAAATAAAGCAGGGCGTAGCCACAACATAAAAATTCCAGCTAGAGCATTTTTGCCAGTAGATAAAAATAGAAATTTACCAAAAGATCTAGAAGGTGTGGTAAAAAAGGTGATGATAAAATTTATAAAAAAGTATTTTAATTGATAATAGATAATAAGCTTGTGCCAAATTCTTTAAGTGTTTTTATGATTTTATTTGCAGCTTCTATATTTGCATAAAGCCATCTTAGCCTTTCAAAAAGCCTATGATCTTTAATCTTGCGAAGTTCTTCTGAATATATAACTAGCCTGCCTGTAAAAAGTATATGAAGCTTAGCAAGGGCAGCTTTTGCTCCTACTACCTCACTTTCTTCATGAGCTTCTTTAACGATCTTGCAAAAACCAAGTAGCATCTGTCTTTTTTCACTACTAATATCGGTTGCTTCATTGATCTCTTTTTCAAGCTCTGCCTCTAGATGCGCAATACTATCTATATCCACTTTACTATAAACTTTATTTTTCATTTCATAATGGGCAAAAATAGAGTTTATCAAGTGTTTTTGAGTAGTGTTTAAAACATCTTTAAAGGCTTCCATTTTTGTATTTAAATTTTTATGCGCTATAACTTTTAAAACATCATTTAATATATCTTTATCGTAGCCAATATCTTCTAGAACATCTTCACAATGTTTACTAAGCAAGGCTCTCTTTTTTAGTAGTTTTATACTTTCATACTCATTAAATGATTGTTGCAATGCATACTCCAGGCTCGCACCCCCATCTTTAATAGCAATATCGCATATATTAGTCAAAATTTCTTTTGCTAGCATCACTACTCCAATCTACTATAGTTTTTATATCATCCAATTTTATTTTCAATGTATCTATACATAGTTTTACTTTGAAAATATCTTTTTTGTCTATTTTCCCAATGCTATTCTCTATTATATCCAGACTTCTATAGACTTGTTTTAAATTGGCAAATATGTCATCATTCATTTCTTGCTCTCCTTTATAATGTTACAAATACTGTTGTAGCTTAGATTGTGTTTTATTGCTAGTTCTCTTATAGTTTTGTTTGGATCTTTGCCAGCATCTATTGCTTCACGATACTCTTTTAGTATATCTTCGTTACGATATGTTGATTTGTAGCTTGGAACATAGACATTTGAGCCACCAAACTCTTTTACCACATCGCTAGGGCTTTTACTTTGCTTTATAAGATCATAAAGCTGCATAAATATATCAAGGTTGCTTATCATCTTGACACTCTTTTTTAAAGTGTTTAAGAGCTATTATTATCTTACTTGCATCACCTTTTTTGAGGCTAAAAAGATGCAGTGGGCGATAGCCTAATATCCTAAATATAAAATTTCTCAAAGCCATTTGAGTTTTTACTCTGGCTCTTTCATTCCACATCGCATCTATCATATTTAGCTGTTTTTTAGTAGCATAACCAACCTTTGTTATTGGCTTTTGCGCGCTCGTTGATGGTTTATAACCTAGCAAAATAAGAACTTCTCTTAGCTCGTCTATACTTAGCTTTGTTAGGCTGTCTTTGCCATATTTTGCTTGCAAATATACCTTACGACACTCGTCGTCCACGAAATAGTTGTGCTTCAACGTTTGTATCATTTTTATATAGTATTTTTTTAGTTCGCTCGTATTCATCTCAAACCGCCAAATTTAAGGTATTTTCCCTTATAGTTGTAATAGTTGTATCGGTTGTAGTCTCCGCTTTACAACTATATATCACGCTCTTGCCAATTTTACGGCTAAACCATAGCTTGCCGTCGAATTTATCGAGGCAATCTCTAGCCGTTCTATCGTCTTTTTCGTAATTCATAGCGTTTAGCAGCTCGGTCTTGTTTAGATCTCCGCCGGCTAGTATCTTTTGCGCTAGGGTAGTAAAATTTAGCTCGTATTCGCTCATCCTAGCTACTTCCACGTCAAGCTCGTTTAGTTCTAAATTTAGCGTTTTTACGCAAAAACCGCTATCTTTTACTCCGGCTCTTTCTTTGGCTACTTCAAGTAAGAAATTTAACTCGTTTTCCTTGCTAGGGCGTTTTAGTAGATGATACATAACGTCGAGAGAATTTCTTATATGGTTGCTACCTTGATAGTTTTTACCGTCTTTGTTAGAGTGGTGAAGGATGATTACGGTAGCTCCTGCTTCGCGTAAATTCTTAAGTGCACCAAATAGCCTATTTATGCGGTTGTCGTTATTGATGTCTACGAAATCCCGCAAGCTATCCAGGATAAAAACGCAATCTTTGTAAGCTTTGCCTACGGCGTTTTCTTCTAGCTTTAAAACAAGCTCGAATCCGCAAAGCTCCAAAGTGGAGCGCTGGATATAATTCATATTCTCGTAGCTTTCTATAAGTAACCTATCTACGCCGCGCTGTTTGAGTACGCCTACTGGGTTGTCGTAGTCTATGAAAAACACCCTTTGACCCTCTTTGCAAAGTTTTTTAGCTAGAGCAAAGGCCATGTAGCTTTTGCCCGTGCCGCCGTCTGCGTAGATCAGTGTGATTAGCTGCTTTACTAAAAAGCCCTCTATCAAAAACTCGACCTTTTCGTTAAAACTATCCTTGGTTAGGCTAGAACTTTTTAAAAACTCGAAAATTTCGCTCATTATAATCCTTTTTTCCACAGCTCTTTTTCTAAAAATCCACGGCTTAAACCACTGCACCTAGCTAGTTTTGATACGTTTAGCTTTCCGTTTTTAAAGCGGTAAAAACTAAGATCGTAGCTTAGAACATTATTAAGTTTAGCTTGATACGATTCTCTCTTTTTTGCGTGCAGATTATTAAGATGAATTTTTTGTTTAGTTGTCATTAAATAATCCTAGGTCGGGGTATTTTTGGATTTTTGTTTCATTGTTTATTGCGCACTCAAAAACATATTTTCCAAGCTCATAATTAACCTCATTTCGCAGTATTTGGCGCTTATTTTTTATGTCCTTAAAAGCCGTTATATCAAAGTCTTTAAAATCACCTAGTTTGACGTCCGCTATGGCGACCTTAGGCTTAAAATCTTTTTTAGCAATATGAAAATTGCACCAAAAATAGTGCCTACCGAGTAAAACATTAGGAGCTATAAGGGGCGTATAAAAAGGTATTACATTTTCGACCACCCACCTTGTCTGACATCTTTTTTGAAGATATGCTATCAAAGAGTATAGATTAAAGTCAGGTAATTTTCTTGAATTCTTCCATCTAACATTACCGAAATTTAGTTTTGAATGCGTTTGGCACGGCGGCGATGCCCATATAAAATCAAACTCGTCGTAATGCTTTGCTGCATAATCGTACGCATCGGCGATAATTATCTCATCATTTGGATAACGAAAAGCGTAAGCGTGCGCTACGGCTTCGTCAAGCTCGACGGCCGTTACATTTATATCCGTTATGCTATCCCATAGTTTTCGGTTTCCGCCAAGACCTGCGAATAAATTTAGAATTCTCAATTATTTTCCTTAAAATTAAACCTTTTAAAGAGCGTTAAAATAGTTTAAAACGCTCTTTAAAGGGCTTAAAGCCCTTTAACACAAATTCTTAATTTTTCTCGTCTTACAAACCTAGGCAAAAGCCTATTTTTGCTATCTTTTAACTTTTTATATTCACTCCAATAGATTTGAAAATCACTTTTTATATTCTCGTTCATTTTCCTATCTCCAGGCTCTCTATCTTAGGCACTATCCTAAAATTATCTTTCACTACTCTCTTAAGACCAAGTTTTACTAAATCCTCATCTTTTAACTCTGCTAAAGCCTCTTTGTTTGGTATCTCCGTATAGCTTATGCACTCTTTGGCTAATCCAAACGCTTTTATTGAGCTAATTAACGCCTCAAGCTTTGTTTTTATTCGTGGCAAGCTTACACTCTTACTTATGCGGTATCCTATCTCGCCGAAGGTAAATTCTTTGCTTCGTTTTTCTGCAAATTCAGCCTTATTGTCCTCACAAAATAGTGTGATTTGCTGCTCGATGTAGCTCTTTTCGCTCTCAAGCCTTTCGACTTCGCTCTTTCTAGCTTCTTTTATACGGTTACACTCAAGCGTTACTTCACCGTTGATTTTTTCTATACCTACGCTTACCTCGCAAAGCCTTTTTAAAGCGACGTCTACGTCGCTAAAACTGTTTATTTGCATACTCTTCTCCTTTAAATTTCTAGCTCACTTATGCCAAGCTCTCTTGCATATTCTCTTTCTATATCCATACCTTTTGAAAACTCACTAGCTGGATGCTTTGAAAAATATACATAAGAGCAGTGGCTAAGCATTTCAAGTCCAGCCTTTAGCACCTCGTCTCTTTGCTCCTCGCTAAACACACCACTAAATGCAAGCACAGGGCTAAGCGGTATATATCCAGCTTCTTTTACCTTTCTGCACTCTTCTTTAGCGACCATACAAGCCATAAAGTCAGCATTTACCTTACCGCTTTTAAAGGCAGCATAAGGGCTAGCAACATATACAAGCCTCATTGTCTCTTTCAAGCTCTTCTCCTTTCTTTTTGCCTGCTTGTCTGGCTTTGCATAGCTTCGTTGTGATTTCGCTTGCTGCACTGCGCCGGACAAAACGTCCGTCTCATTTGCAAACTCATCGCGCCTCGCTCTGCTTTGCCATACTTCGCGATAACATTTTTAGTCAAATTTTGACTTAAAAAAGCCCTCTATTAAGGGCTTTGTAAAATCAATTTTATGCGCTCAATATATCAACAAGTCTCATTGTCTCTCGCTCGTATATACCAGCTCCTATCATCTTAAAATACTCATTTGAGTAGTAGGCCTTTTCGCCTTTAATAAGCTCAAAGTGCTTAAATTCATACTTTGGCATATGGCATTTTTTGGCATGCTTTACGCCATAAATTTCGCCATTTCTACAAAGACTTATCTCAAAGCCTTTTGCTCTCATTGCACTAATAAATTCTTCTTTTCTCATCATCTCTTCAAGTTTTCTTGCTTGTGTCATTTTTTACTCCTTACAACTATTACAACCGTTACAACTATAAAAACAACATCTTTGTAGCCTCTTTGACTACGTCTTCGTTTATAGGAGTCTTTGCGTATTCACTTAGCATCTTTGCCCTTCTTAGTAACTTTTCGGTCTTTCTGAAATTTCCTTTAGCTAGCGCTTCTATTAGATCGATGCACGGTTTTTGGGTTACGCCGAAGTTTTTGCAAACTGCTTCTAGATCGTCTCTTATCTTTTTCTTGTCTTCGTCTACATAGGAAAGTCCACCTAGTATCCATTTATTTCCGACTCTCGAGCTTAGCTGCTCTAGCTCGTTTCCACTCTTTGAAGCTGTTAAATTTATGAGTAGCTTGTTTGTGCCAACTAGCACCAGAGTAGCACGACTAAAATCATGCATCCTGCGTAAGCTTTCAAGCGCGCGGTAAGGCAAATGCTCGGCCTCGTCTATAATGATCGTTCTGTTTACCTTTTTTAGAGATTGGGCGCTTTGACGTATTAGCTCGTCTATGCTTCCTTTGTCGTTTAGTCCGAGCTCTCTAGCTAAAATTTTAAAAAGGCTCTTTGCGGATGTATTTATGGTAGCCTCGATTAGAATGCTGTCTGGATGCGTTCTTACGTATTCGCGAACGGCTCTTGTCTTTCCGCTGCCAGCTACTCCGCTTATCATTGCCATATCTCTATCTTGTACCGCCCAGCCGATCACTGCGTGTATGCTTTTGGCGTCCTTGGTTTTTACGAAAGGTAGCTCGTCTTGTAAAACGTCCACCTTTTGGATAAAATTGTCAAGATAGTTTTTAGCTGGCTCTTCTACTTTGTCGGCATACTTGTAGCTAGAGCCTTCTTTTATGTATCCCGATATATATGCGGGATTTATACCCAGCGCCGTAGCAAATTTGTTCTGACTCATACCGCTTGATTTATTAGCTTCGATGAAGTCTTTTATTCTGTCTGCTAACTGCATTTTTCCTCCTTTTGATTTTGTTTTTTAAATGTTTTAAACGCCGTTTAATAGGACTTTAAACGACCTTGAAAACATTTTTATTCTCCGCTTGCTATCTCTATGGCGTCGTCTACGGAAAATTTCTTTTTATTTTTAGGTTCGGTAGAAATTTCAGGCAGACTTTCATAGTCAAATGCTTTGCTTTTGATACTATTTATCGCATCTTGCTCTTTTATAATCTGAGCTACGCCTATCAGATTTGGATTTTCTTCATATATCCTATTTTCCTTTTTGAGGCTATCTTGATGATAGGCTTTGGCTACTTGCAGATCGTAATTGACGTTCGTCCTTGTAAATTCGCTTACTTCGGTGGCTTTCATAGCTTTTCTTATCGCCTTCATTCGTGAGCTATGGGTCTTACCTATCGCACTAAATTCCTCCGCGCTGAAATTTAGTTTTTTGATATCTCTAGCCTTGCAGACGAATTTGCCACCTTCGGTAAATATAAACGCCTCGGTTACGTCGTCGATATTTACGCATACTCTTACCTTTGATTTCACTTCGAGCATATCTCTGCTCGAATACGTTATGCCCTCTACCGTGACGCCTTTTTTTGTTACTGGATACACGCCCTTAAAGCCCGCAAATAGTATAAATTCTTCATATCTAACTCCTTTAAGAGGCGTAGCATCTGCGTTCCATAGCTTTATCGGCGCAGTCTTTTTGCGCTTGATGTCGGTTATATCCCACTCCAAAACAGCCGTTTCAAAGCGTTTTTTCATATCCTCGTAGGTCAAAAGATACTTTTGGTTTGTTTTTACCTTATGACCGAACTCGTCTTTATCTTTCCTATCCTTTTTAGGCGTCCTTTGCTCGATCCTCTCTCGCGCCGCCAGGCTTCCTCCTATGTATCCAGGAGTATGAGCCATTATGCTTCTTTGGATAGTCCCGAAGTGCCTTTCTATGAAGGCTTTATCTTTTCCTTTATAGGCTCTGGCGTGATCGTAGTCTATGTTTAGACCTTCTATCAAATTCGTAAATGCATCGCTTAGATAGTCCATACCGTTGTCCCCTTTAATACACTCGGGCTTTCCTAACGTCTCTATGGCTCTCCAAAGTAGGCGAGTTAGAGCTAGGGAGTTGCTGGTTTCTGCTAGCGTAGCTACGCAGCGTCCGCTATATACGTCTATGATCGAGAGTATTGCGGGTCTTATCTGCACGCCTCCCTCGCCGTCTCTTACGATGACGTCGAGTTTAGAGCTATCTATCTGCCAAAGCTGATTTCGCCTGGTCACATATGCGGCTTGTTTGCCCGATGCAGGCTCGTAGGCGCTATTTGTTTTATCTTCGCCCTTGGTTATCATCGCATACTCTAAAGGCCTGTTTTTATAGTATTCCTTTATAAATCTACGCACCACGCCCGTATCGAAAAAGGGCTTTACCTTGCCACCCAAAAACTCTTCGCGGCTAAATTCCCCGCTCTTTTGACCGTAGTATGCGTGCAGATCTTTCCAAAGCTGAGTAATGTTAAAATCTCCGGCTCCGTATTTTCTGAAATTCGTTAGAATAAATTCCTTCATCCATTCTTCGAGCTTATACACGCCTCGCTTCTTGCCGCGCTTATCTATCAGGCCTCTTAAACCTTTACTTCTATAAGCGCTTTGCCATCTAAAAAAGCTTGCCGAGCTTATCCCACTATCCTCGCAAAATTTTTTACATGACACGCCGCTTTTTATAGCCGCCTCATACTCTTTTATGAGCTTTACCTTGGCTCTAGCCTCGTTTCTCTCCTCTTCGCTACAAGTTATATATAAGTCTTCTTCGCTCTCTTCTGCACCGCCTTCTTTGCCGTCGCTCGCGTCGTCTTCTTTGCCGCCCTTTATTTCGCTAAATTTCATCCGTCTAAATCCGCTTTGCTCCGAGCCGTCCTCTATGTATACGTTTACGTCTTTATCTGCCTTGCCGCCTTTTATCGCTCCGTCTATATCTGCGATCTCTACCGCAAATAGTAGCTTTACTCCACCACGGCTTCTGGTGCCAGCATCTTTTATGCGGACAAATGGGTATTTTTGGGAGTTGCGAGTAGCTGATTTTTTTAAGGTATCCAAATGGATACTAAAAATTTCAGCTGCCGCGACGGTTTCGATGTAGATCATTTAGCTGGCCTTACTCTCTTCTTGCTCGCCTTTTAGGCCGCTTGGAAGTTCCTTAATTATGCCCTCGCTCAAAAGCGCTTCAAATACCTTTCTTGCGCTTCCATTTATAGTGTTATATTTGCCGATTATTTCGCCATTTATAACAGAATAAGTCATTCGCAATTTCAGATCATGCTTTTTGGCCCACTGCCTTATGCTTATGCAGTTTTGTTCGAAATAATGCTTAATCAT